TGATCAAGCTGGAAAAGCCAGAGTTGTCGCTATGACAAACTGGTGAATCCAATGCCTGTTCAAGCCTATACACGATTCCCTATTTGATTTCTTAAAGACTATTGATTACGTTGATGGAACGTTTGATCAAGAAGGGTGTGTCCGTAATTTTATGGACAATACTCCTCCTGATCAGACAATTTATTCCTTTGATTTAAGCGCAGCTACAGATAGACTACCAATAGACTTACAAGTTCAGGTTCTATCAGTTATATTTGGGAATGGTTATTCAGCTCAATTATGAGCTGATATCATTACAAGTATTAACTGATTTTATAGAGGAACCTTTTACAAGTATTCTGTTGGACAGCCTATGGGAGCTTACTCGAGTTGAGCGATGCTCGCCGTCACTCATCACACTATAATGAGGATTGCGTCTTTAAATTGTGGGTTGAAAGGATTCTCCAACTATCTAATTCTAGGTGACGATGTTATCATTGCTGATGACACCGTTGCGGAAGAATATTTGCGTATTATGTCTCTTTTAGGGGTTGAAATAAACCTCCAAAAGAGCATGATCGGTCTGAATAGTTGTGAGTTTGCTAAGAAGTGGATGATAGGTCAAAGAGACCTTAGTCCAATCGGAGCAAAATTAATTCTTCAATCAATACGATCGAAAGATTCTATGTTCCTTGTTTTAGTTGATCTGTTGAAACGGAAGTTTCTATCACTAAGTGGGATACCAGTAGTTATAAATTCATTAGGAAGGAGATTTAAAAGTCTCCAATCCTGAAGTCTTTATGCGCTTATATCAGGTATTTACCAAGTTGGGGAAGAGGTCCGGTATCAGTATGAAGATACTGAATCCGGAGTAAACCGCTTCGACCCTACTTCGGGATACCCTTTAGGATATAATACAAAAGACAATCTGATTAATAACTACTTAAATGAAGTTATTCAAGAAGATATTAAGGCTAGTACAGTCTTAGAAGACCTACTCCAGAATTGGCGTAAAGTCGACTTTTACCGGAAATCCGGCCTTCGTTTATGAGGTGTTCTTAACCTTGTAAATCCAGCCTTCTGACTAACTCTAAAACCATTATTTAGGTATGATGAATACCTATGGAGTTGTATTGAGTTCGCTCATTCTTGTAAGAATGTGGACGGAACTTATGAGGTCTTAAACGACCTCAGGTCTCTGTCAACAGAACCCAATATACTCGATATTGATTTTAGTTCGAAAGTGGCCGTTTCTGGCCTAAGGAGAAAGACCTGAGACTATTTTTGGAATCTTGACATTCAAACACAGGATGCTTTAAGCTACTGAGTAGCTTTTAAGTCTAATGTGCAGAAATGACATGATATCCAGTCAGGGGTCTTAATCCCCCAAAAGAGTATGGATGGTAAAGATATCCTTCGTCAAGCGACGATGGATTTCAAGAAACGCCCTCACGACAAAGTACGTCGTAGAACCGCAAAACGGAG